GACGCGGATCTGAACCCGCAGAGCGAGATCGTGACGATGAACGGCACGACGCCAGTGCTGACAGTGGCGACCAACGTGCGCTGGGTCGGCGATTTGCACGGGCTGACGTTCGGATCTGTAAAGAAGGCTGTCGGTGACATCACTGTCACGAACAGCGGCACGCGCTACAAGTTTCTTGATGCTGGCGCGCGCGGCACGCGCAGCACCGCCTTTCGCGTCCCAGCAGGCAAGCGGCTGGTTATTAATTCATTTTTTGCTGGGTCGTCTTCCGAACGTGCCGCCGCCACGGCGCAAGTATCGCTCGTTGCGTCCGTGCTTGCGAACCTCGACGGGAGCGTTGACCGCTTCGAAGACGTAGGGCTGCTGTTTCGGCAGGGCACAATCGAACTGCAAGACAATACAACGGCGCTCGCAGACGGCGCGATAGCAGCATTCCCAGCGGGCGCAATCATCGCGTTTCGCGTCACCACAGACAGGGCGGCGACAGTCGCTGCGGGCTTCTATGGGTGGATCGAAGATGTCGATTGATCGCGCCCAAAAACTGAGAGGAGAGGACATGCCCTATCAAACTAATGACGATCTGCCGGGCGCGGTGAAGCGCGTGCTGACCAGCGATAAGGCGCGCTCGATCTGGCGCGGCGTGTTTAACGACAGCATCGACCGGGGCTATCAGGAGGGCCGGGCATTTGGCGCGGCCTATGCTACGATCGAGAGCGCGGGCTACACGAAGGGCAAGGACGGCGTTTACATCGAGAAGGTCGATGATGCGATCGAAAAGGTATCGACGGACACGCTGCGCGCCAAGGTCGAAGCGCACAACGCAGAGGACGGCGACAAGGGGCGCGTGACTGTCGATATGCTGCGGCAGGTCTATGACCGGGGGATTGGCGCATATCGCACGAACCCGGGCAGCGTGCGGCCTAGTGTAAGCTCCCCGGAGCAGTGGGCTATGGCGCGGGTCAACAATTTCCTGCGCGCGATCCGCAATGGCCGCTTCCGGTCGGGCAAGCATGACACGGATCTGTTGCCAGAAAAACATCCTATGTCGACCCGGGGCGTCGAGAAAGCCGACTATCAGGGGCGCGAGGTCGAACTTAACCAGCCGTTCCGCCTCCCAGCTGGCGCGAGCAAGAAGTTCGGCGTTTACGTCAAGGACGGCGACAAGACCAAGAAAGTGACGTTCGGCGATCCCAAGATGGAAATCCGCCGCGATGACCCCAAAGCCCGCGCCAACTTCCGCTCGCGGCACTCTTGCGACACGGCGACCGACAAGACCTCGGCGCGTTACTGGTCGTGCCGGATGTGGGAAAGCGGAACCTCAGTCTCGGAGATGACGAAAATGAACCAGATGGAAAAGCGGCAGATCTCGGATGACGTGTTCACGACGTCGATCGAAGCAGTACAGCGCGCGCAGCAACTCGGAATGGGGCTGGTCGCGCATATGACCGAAGGGCCAGACGGGCAGGCGTTCTATATGCCCGGGGCGACGCATGAGGACTACCTCGACATGGTGGGCACGGCGGGCATGATGTCGCCAGAAGGCGAAGAGGTCGAAGATCCGACGGGCGATATGATCGAAGCCGTGATCGACGCCGCGATCAGCGCGATCATCGACGCGCGCATGGAGAAACGCTCGGCTAGGATCATCAAGATTGATGACGAAGCGCGCATCGTTTGGGGCTGGGCGTCCGTCGTCTCGATCGACGGCAAGCCTATGATTGATCGGCAGGGCGACATCATCTCGGCGGAGGTGATGACCAAGGCCGCCGACAATTTCATGATTGACGTGCGCGTCGCAAAAGCGATGCACGAAGGTGCGCAGATCGGGGAGGTTATCCACTCCTTCCCGCTCACAAAAGCGCTGGGCGAAGCGCTGGGCGTTTACTCTGCACTCGAAGGATGGATCGTGGCTATGAAAGTGCACGACAATGGTGTATGGAGTAGAGTTAAGAGCGGCGAACTTGCTGCATTCAGCATCGGAGGCATGGGGAAACGAAATGCCGTTTAACGTCACAGAACTGGAGCTAATCGAGCTCTCACTGGTCGATGAACCCGCAAACCCGGCGGCGCGCGTCGTCATGTTCAAGCGTTACGACACTATGAATGACGACGAAAAAATGAAAGAACTGATTGCGGGCGGGATGTCGGAAGACGACGCCCGCAAAGAGGTGGCGCGCATGAAGCGCAACAAGGGGGCCGGCCCGTCCGGCGATCAGGGCAAAGGGGGTCAATCTATGTCCGATCAAGAGAAGCGCCTCGGAGAACTAGAGGCAGCAAACAAGCGCTTCGAGAGCTCGGTTGACGCGCTTGTAAAGTCGCTTGAGACTGAAGGCTACGTCGTCCAGATCGCGGACGAGGCAGTGACTGTCGAAAAGCGCAAAGCCGAAGACTATATCGAAGTCGGCGGCGAGACGATCCTGAAAAGCGCGCTCCCAGCGGGCGTGCTGTCGGTGATCTCGAAGCAGGCCGACGAGCTCGCAGCCGTCACCAAGAAACTGGAAGCCGAAGAGATGGTCAAGCGCGTCAGCGCAGAGATCCCATACCTTGCGGGCGATCAGGCAACCAAGGGCGCGGTGCTGAAAGCGCTTGACGCCATTGCAGATGAAGCCATCCGCAAGGCAGCGCACGCTATGCTGAAAGGCGCAAACGCTTTCGCCTCGAAGCTGACCCGCGAGTTCGGCAGCGTCGCTCCGCAAGAGACCGACGCTATGACCGAACTGAATAAGATGGCTGAAGATCACGCCGCCGAAAAGAAGGTCACGTTCGCTAAGGCATTCGCCGAAGTGACCAAGACCGGGCGCGGCGCGGAACTTTTCGCTAAACGCAACGCCGCGCAGTAAAGGAGACCGCGAGATGGCAACACAAGACAATATGCTCTGCGTCACGCTCGAAGCGGGTGCAGATCTTTCGACGAAGCAGTTTTACTTCGTTTCCGTCGCATCGGATGGTCAAATTGACCCAACCGGTGCGGGGCTCGATGCGGATGGCGTCCTACAAGACGCTCCCGCCGCCGCTGGGCGCGCTGCGCTCGTGGCGATCGCTGGCAAGGTCAAGGTCGTTTGCGGTGGCGCTGTCACTCGCGGCGGGCCCGTGGCTTCTGACGCCAGCGGAACCGCAGTAAACGCCACCACCGCCGGGCAGATCATCCTCGGTGTGGCTCTTGAAACCGGCGCATCTGGGCGGATCATCGAGATCCTGTTCCAGCCACGCGGCGCAGTTCCAGCAGCATAAGGCAGGGGGATTTAAATCATGCCACAACCTAACGTCGGCGCGTTTCATATCGACGCAGCCCTTACCAACATCTCTGTCGCACTGCTGCAAAGCCCGGGGTCGTTCATCGCCTCGCGCATCTTCCAGAACGTGCCAGTGCAGAAGCAGTCGGACAAGTTCTTTACGTTCGACCGCTCGTTCTTCAACCGCAACGGCGCTAAGAAGCGCGCCGCTGGTGCCAAAGTGGCAGAAGTCGGTTATGCCGTCTCGAACGACAGCTACTTCTGCGAAGAGTACGGCGTCGCGATCCCGATCCCTGATCAGGTGCGCGCTAACGCAGACCCAGCTGCGGATCCTGCGCGCGCAGCCGCAGAGCTGGCGACCCACCAGATGCTGATCCAAAAAGAAACCGACTTCTCGTCGTCGTTCTTTACGACTGGCCTTTGGGGCAAGGACATCACCGGCGTTGCGTCCTCGCCTTCGACCGATCAGGTCATCCGCTGGTCGGACACCACCAACGGCGACCCTATCGGCAACGTGCGCACCGGGATCGACTTTATCCTCGGCTCGACCGGCATCAAGCCAAACGTGATGGCGATGGGCCGTCAGGTTTACTCGGCGCTGATCGATCACCCAGACATTCAGGGTCGGATCAACGGCGGCGCGACCACCTCGCAGCCCTCGATCGCTTCCTTGAACCTGCTTGCGCAGATCTTTGAAGTCGATGAAGTCATGGTCGGCGAAGCAATCCAGAACACCGCAGCAGAGGGCGACACCGCCGCTCACTCGTTCATTCTGGGCAAGAAGTGCTTGCTGACTTATCGCCCACCATCGCCCGGCATCATGACGCCCGCAGCAGGCTACACGTTCTCGTGGGCCGGCTATCTGGGCGGCACGAACGAGTTCGGCTTCGTGGTCGACACCAAGCGCCGCGATGAAGAAGACACAGACGTCGTGCGCGCTCGCTCGCATTACGATCACAAGCTGGTGTCTGCGTCGCTGGGCTACTTCTGGGACGCGATCGTCGCATGATCAAGCTCGAGCAACGATCTTTCCAGAAGTCGGATCCGCTGTTCGCGTTTCGCGCGTTCACCGCTCACGGGCGCCGGTTCAATCGCGGCGCAGCGTTCGATTGGCAAGCCCTTGGCATTGCCGCAGAGAAGGTCGCGCTCCTATTCCGGGCGGGTAAGGTTCGCCATTACGCGCCCGGAAACCTTGAAGTCGACCTAAGCGAAAACGGCCTCGGCGAAGAGATCGCCGAAGATGTCCCAGATCCCGCGCCGGTTAAACCGACGCGAGCCAAAAAGGTGATCTAATGACGTGGACTTACGGGGGAGCGCCCGGCACAACGAGCGCAACAACGCGGCGGGATGCCGTGCGCCTCCTCGTAGGCGACACCGATACGACAGATCAGCAGGTCAGCGACGAAGAAATCGCCTTCGGGCTCTCGCAGGCCGCTGATGACATTTACAACGCGGGCGCGCTCATCTGCCGCGCTCTCTCGGGCAAGTATGCGCGGCTGGTGGACACCAGCATCGAAAGCGTTTCGTCGTCCTATTCCCAGCGCGCGACGCAATATGCAGAGCTCGCCGTTCGCCTCATCAAAGAGGGCAAGCGGCTGGGATCTGTCGGGCTGGGCGTGCCCGTCGCAGGCGGGATGTCGATTTCGGAGATGCAAAGCGTCGAGGACGACAGCGACCGCGTGCCGTCCGCCTTCCGGGTCGATCAGTTCAGCAACCCGCCGCGCTTCGACCCCATGCTTGATGAGGACTGATCACAATGGCAACCGGCGCGGAGATGCAACGGGATGTCGTCGCGCTCCTTCGGGAGCACGGCTACAATCTGACGTTTCGCCGCCCGAACAATGGCGGATCCTACAGCCCGTCAACCGGCGCTGTAACTGGCGGATCTAACGCTGACGAAACGGCGCGCGTCGTCTTCCTCAATTATAATTCGCGCGACATCGACGGCACGCTGGTGCAGCGCGGCGACCGCAAGGCAGTCATCGCCGCGACCTACAACGGCACGGCGCTGACTAAAACCCCGCAGATCGACGACGAACTGCGCGGCGAAGGCGACGCGGTGCGGGTCGTTTCGGTGCAGACGATCAAGAGCGGCGCGTCGATCCTCGCCTATATCTGCCAAGCGAGGGAATGATGGCGCAGGGCCAGATCCTCCAGCAGATCACAGTCGACCTCGACAAGCTCGCCGCTGACGCAGGGGCGACAGTCGCGCAAGCGCGCAATGAGTTTGCAAACCGGCTCGCGCTTGAGGTCGTGCGCGGCACGCCGGTGAAGACCGGGCGGCTCCGGGCGTCGTGGTTTCTCTCCCCCACACTCTCAGGGTCGCCCGGCGCTGGACGGGGAGAGGCCACCGCAGGCGCGCCGGGGGCAACGCTTGCGCGCCTCTCTGGGCAGGCCGGCGCGCTAGCAAGCCTCGACGGGTCGCTCTATCTGCTGAACGGCGCGAACTATGCGATCTTTGTTGAGGCGCGCACCCAGTTCCTTGCAAAGGTGCTGGCGCGCGCCGCTTCAATCGCGAACGCAGTCGTAGTTGAGATCCGCAACATCAAAGCGACAGGGATCCCATGACAGTCATGAACGACATCCGCGCGGCGCTTGAGCAGCAGATCGCCAATGTTTCGGGGATCCCGTCATCGAGCAATCGCGCATGGGAAAACGTGCGGTTCACCCCAACAACCAACACCGCGTGGGTTCGCATGGCGCTTGTGCCCGTGACAAGCCGCCCAGCCGTGCGTGGGCCCAGCCCGCAGATCCGGCACGATGGCACCTTCCTTGTCACCGCGCACTTGCCAGAAGGCGCAGGCCCAGCCGCTGCTGACGCGCTGGCAGACGCTATTCGCGCATCGTTCACAGTCGACACCGGATTGACATCAGGCGGCGTTACTGTGCGGTTCAATTACGCAGAGCGCGGCGTCGCCGTGCTCGATACGCCGTGGTATATCGTCACTGTCTCAATTTCATGGTACACCTACACCAGCTCATAAAAGGAGGGCGCACAAATGCCATTTGCACAGGGTTCTAGAACACAGCTCGCCTATATTACGGAAAGCACATACGGCACGACACCCGCGACGCCCGCGATGGTCTCGCTGCCCTTCGTCACGCATTCGGTCGACCTCACCAAGACGCGCGTGCAGTCGGCAGAGATCACCCCAGATCGTATGCCGCGCGTCGATCGTCACGGGCAGCGCACTGTCGCTGGTGACATTGCCGTCGAGATGCGCCCGGCTGACTATGATTTCTTGCTCGAAGCTGCCCTGTTCGGTGCGTTTGCGACCAACGTGCTGAACACCGGGACGACAGTCAAATCTTTTACGCTCGAAGATGGCGCGCTCGACATCACGCAGTTCCGCGCGTTCACGGGCTGCATGGTCAACACGATGCAGATTTCGATTGCGCCAAACCAGATGACGACCGCGACCTTTGGCATCATCGGCAAGAACATGACACAGAGCGCGACGCCGCTCGATGCGAGCTTGACAGCAGCGTCGGCCAACGAGCCGTTCGACAGCTTCTCCGGCGCGATCAGCGAAGGCGGATCCACCATTGCCTACGTCAATTCCATCGACTTCACGCTGAACAACAACCTCAACCCAACCTTCGTGCTGGGTTCGGTGGCGACGCCTCAAATGGAGTTCGGGATGTCTTCGCTCGAAGGCACGATGACTGTGTTTTACGAGGACGCCGCGCTGATCACGAAGTTCTTGAACGAGACCGAAAGCTCGCTTTCGATCGTGCTGGACGACCGCGTGGCCGGGCTAAACTACACGCTGCTGATGCCGCGCATCAAGATCAACGGCGCGGCTGTTCCGGTCGCAAGCCCGGCGTCGCGCCTTCTGACCATCCCGTTCGTTGCGCTGCGCGACAGCTCGACGGGCACGCAAATGCGCATCACGCGCACAGTTTAAGGCAGGGCATACATGGATCTTTACGACCTCACGCTTCGCGAAACCTACACCTACTCTGTTTTGCACCCGATCAAAAAGGAGCCCGTATTGAACAAAGACGGGTCGCCGCAATGGATCGAAATCTATGGTGCGGACACTCCGCAATACCGCAATGCGCTTGCAGAAGTGGCGCGCCTTGGGATCGAAGACCAGACGCAAAAGCTGGTCGCGTTTCTCGGGCGCATCACGGCGCGCTGGGACATCACCGCAGGCAAAGACCGCCCGCGCGTGGAAGACGCCCCAGCGGTCTATGCTAAGTTTCCGTCATGGCTGCGTGATGACATCTTCACGGCGGCGTCGATCCGCGCAAATTTTTTCGAGGAGCCCTCGGCGAACTGATAAAGCACGCTGAGGGGGTCTTCAGGCTCGCGCAACGGGACAAAGACGGCATCTCGCTGCGCGAGCATTACGAGCAGGTCGAAAAGGCGACGGGGATCCGCCCGCACGAACTGGATATCACGCCCATGCCGCCAACAATGGGCGAGTTCTGGTCGGTGTTCCTCCGCTTGCATCGGTCTCGGCAGGCTGACGCTCCCATAGCATTTTCGGAGGTGTTAGCGTATAGTAAACTCACAGGGCGGGTCTTCACGCCCATAGAAGTCGACGCGATCTCAGAACTTGATGGCTTGTGGCACGCAGAGAGGGCGAAACAATGGCAGACATAGTAACGCTCGGCGTCGAAGTTCAAACCAAAGGCGCGGCGCAATCTGCGCAGCAGCTCGGCCAATTCACGACTGCCGCAAAGGGCGCTGCGGGCGCTGCCGACACCCTAGAGAACCAGCTTAATGCCACCGCAGCCGCGCAGACTAAGGCGGCCAGCGCGGGACGCCCGCTGGCTGGCGCGATGCAAGGCATCGGGACAGCGTTCAAGAACAACTCGTCATCGATCCAAAACGCGGGCTTCCAGATCTCTGACCTTATCGTTCAGATGGAGATGGGCGTCCCAGCGTCCCGGGCGCTCGGGCAACAGCTGCCGCAGCTGCTCGGTGGCTTCGGGCCGCTTGGCGCGGTTCTCGGTGTCGTAACTGGCGCGCTGCTGACGCTCGCACCCGCGTTGCTGGGTTCGGCAAGCAGCGCAAAGACGCTGCAAGAAACAATCGACGAGCTATCCGACAGCATCGGGGCAATGCGGGATCTCTCCAGCGAACTAGCTAACCTAGATCAGCTTGCGGAACGATACGGAGCGATCGACGCCGAACTGGTGCAACTGCTTGGGCATATGCGGGAGCAGCAAGAGCTCGCAGTGCAGAACCAAGCATTGGCCGCAATCAGCGCGATTTCGGAGGAATACAAAGTCGCTGCCGGCGCGGTGAACCTGTTTAAAATCACGGGCCAAGGGGCTGCGGCAGACGTTGCAGCGGAGCTCGGGCTGACCCAGAACGCATTTCTTGCACTGCAAGCCGCCATCCGGGAGGCGGAGACAGCAACAACGCTCGAAGCGCAGGCAAGCGCGGTTGCAAAAATAGCAGACCAGCTGTCGCGCGCCACCGGGGCGAACGCGGATCTCGTTAACGAAGCAATTCAGACCGCGCTCCGGCTGCGCGAGGCGGCGCAAGCTGGGCAGGATCTAGAGAACGTCAACCTTGAGGGCGCGCTGGGCGGGGCCGCGAACCAAGCCTCGCGGATCGCCGACGAACTGGGCCGGGCTGCATCGAACGCTATTTCTGCGGCGGCGAACTCCAACCAAGCGCGCCGCGAAGCGGAGATCCGCCTTCAATTCGCTGGGAACCCAGCGGGGCAGGCTGGCGCGATGTTTGACCTACAATCTGGGATCATGCAGGGATCGCAGGACATGGGCGTGCGGATGCAGTTTGAAGCCCTTCGGCAAGAGACTGTCGACAATGCTGCGGCAACAGCGGAAGCCCAAGCCCAGCTGGCGACATTTAACAACACCTTGCGCAGCAGCGGAACGGCGGCGGCAAAAGTTGACCAAGAGGTGGCAAAGCTGACCGAAACTTTTGACCCATTCCAAAAGTTGGTTGAAGGCGTTGCAGGCACGATCGAGAGCGAGCTCAACAGCGCGTTCGCTTCGGTATTAGACGGGACGAAAACGCTCGGCGAGGCCCTGCTCGATTTTGCCTCAAACGTGCTTGCGCAGGTCGCGCAGGATCTATTCGCGCAGCAGTTCTCTAAGCCTATTGCAGCTGGGATTGCGGGGATATTCGCGGCGGACGGACGCGTGTTTAACAGCGCAGGCGTCACCGCCTTTGCGAACGGCGGCGTCGTCGGCGGGCCTACAATCTTCCCTTTCGCCAATGGCGTCGGGCTGATGGGCGAAGCAGGGCCGGAGGCGATCATG